TGTGGGATCTACCCGAATCGAAACAATTTGGAGGTAAGGTGTTGATATGCGGTAGTAATGGATGCCCCCACTCCCCAGATTTAAAATTGGATACTGTATGGTCAGACGTATTTGATAGTGAACATCCAGAAACATATGAATTTACTCCCGGTGCGCATTTTTGCGTAACTCGAAAACAGATCCATATTAGATCTAAAGAATTTTACCAAAATATTATAAATCTATTAGAGTCTCAACCCCAATTCCCTTGGATTGGTGAGAGATTCATCGCGTATATATTTAATTCCACCATCAAATGAATAAGTGTTATGCGAAATTGATCGGGGGTGTGGGGAACCAGTTATTTATCTTAGCTGCCGCATATGCGTATTCTAGAAAATACGATAAGGAGTTAATAATTGATGCAGATAATTGGGTTGGGGGTCAAGGTCTTTGCTCGAAAATGTATGAAGATAATTTATTTAAAAATTTTAAATATGGTTCTCCCCCACTTTATGGAGTCATACCAATCAGAGAGCAAAGCTTCAATTATAATGAATTACCGGAAATTGCAGGGGATGTGTCTCTGAATGGTTACTTCCAGTCTCTAAAATATTTCGATGAGTGTAAAGATGAATTTTTAGAAATGTTGAATTTTCCCGAAGTTGGGTGGTTACATTACTTAAAATCTAAAAACGTCGCATTTCATATTAGACGAGGGGATTATCTATTACATAAACAAATCCACCATGTATGCGATACTAAATTCTTTGAGGATAGATTTCATCAGTTTGAGGGATATCAGATAAATGTGTTCACAGATTCCCCAAGTCATGTGTTGAAGGAATTCGATTCTTTTGATTTTAAGTTAATGCAAACATCCTCAGAATTGAGCGATATCTCTTTAATGAGTAAACATTCCAACATAGTTTGTAGTAACTCTACCTTTTCTTGGTGGGCTGCGATGATGGGAAATATGGAACAGGTAATAGTTCCTGCTAAATGGTTTGCAAATGGTCAGGACGCACCAGATATTTTCACAGATAAAATGGTAAAGATTGAATTATGAATTCAAACCCAAAGTGTTTAATCGCAGTCCCGACATTTAGAAGACCTAAATTTTTACCTAGAATTTTGGCATGTTTTAAAAGACTAGATTATAGTAATAAAAAACTTGTAATCATAAATGACGATCCTGAAACAAAATATACCATAGCACCAGATCCCGATATCGAAGTCGTCAATATCGATTCTCGCCTTCAATTGTCGGTTAAACGAAATCTATTCGCATCTTGGGATTTTGATATCATGTTTCCTCTGGATGACGATGACCTGTTCCTACCATCGAGATTGAGAAATCACGTTAAACAATATCAAAACGAGAAAACCTTAGATCTTTATAGGAATTTAACGAATTTTAACTTAGCGTCTCCGATATTTAACGTTGGGGGTGGTGGATCATTCACGAATAGCTCATTCACTAGAACTGGCTATTTTAAATCTTCAGGATATACGGCATTTGAAAAGTCTAACAATGATGATATATGCCTACATCATAATTTTATGAATAGGTGTAATGTGAAAATTGAGCCTGATGATACTGCGCGAGATTTCATATATCAGTGGGATCAGGGTAGGTATCATAATTCATTCAATGATGAATCCTTATCTACCGAAAATATAGATGCTAGCTCGTTGAGAGATCAAATTACTGGGAATATACATTTACATATTGATTACGACTGCTACGATAATATCCACGATATCGCAAATATTGTAGATAAAACTGGCGTGGGAGTTGAGATTAAATTGAACGATGATAAGACACATATCATCGAATACCGCCAACCCTGAAACCGATAGGGGGTTGATTTCCGATTTTTCCGTGATATTCTGGAAATCAGCATGTTCAATACCATAAATTATCTCCTTTTCGAGAAAAATAAAAAAGAACTCGACAATGTTTTATTGTCCAACTTCTCCCCATTCATAACTCAGAGAGCATTTTCATATTATGATGACGGTTCATATGTCGATTATATAAATACCACCCTGAATATACATTTCAACACATTTACAACCCCGGAAGAACAGTTTAAATTTTTCGATAATATTATTCCTAAGTTAAAACGTAAGAAATATAATTGGATGAAGAAACCCAAAGCTGAGAAGGTTGTGAAGGACACTAAACCAATTCCTGAATTTTATTGTAGAAGAGAGCTTGATATATTGAAAAGTTTAAATAAATAGATTCATGCCTATCGAAACACAACCAGTAGCGGATATCGATCAACTTAAACCTCTAGAATCTCACATCGACCTGTCCAATCAAGGACTTCCAACTGACTTCGCACTAGAAGATTACACACTATCCAAATTAATGGATGACGTTATGCTCCTAGAGTTCTGCGATCTACAATCTGGTGTAGATGGTGTTGAGTATGTTATGCGTGGTGGAATTGCTATTCCAACTAATAATGTTGCTAGTATGTGGAGAAAGGGTAAGGTTATCATTAAAGGTCCGAATGTTCGATATACTGAGATTGGTGATATTGTTATGTTCCCTGCAAATATGGGGATTGAGATTACCAATGTTGACGTTGAAGGTTATGGATCAGTCGATAAAGGATTATTCCTAAACGAGCAACGAATGTTTGGTATCTGTCTGGAGAAGACGAAAGATGATGGTGAAGAAGCTGTAGACCCTTTTTAATAAATATATAGGTGGCTACTGACACCGAAAGATATTCAAGAATTGCACAAGACTCTACGGGAAACCTTAGAGATGCTTGGGGTAGGTTTTCAAAGGGATTTGAGGTAGTTGATGACTATCAAGACAATATCCAGAAATCTGATCGTCAGATTTCAAGAGGGGAACTTGAGGGAACATTACAGAGAAATGTTTGCGAAATTGTATTCGTTAGACGAAGACCTGAACGCGCCCCAGTTCCTCCAAGAGCGGAGATTAGACGAATGTTATGTAGTAATTCATTAGAATTGCTCACATCCTACAACGCTAAGATTTCCTTAAATTTTAGATATCCTAAAACTGGTAGGCGTATTGATGGAGTTAAGCATAACATAGTCCCTGTGTGGGATATTCTTCAACAAGATTATAGAAACGTGTCAATGGAAACCTGTTACATTAGACAGACAATTCCAGCAGATGATACCTTTTGGAAGTATTATAATGATGTCCTCCTAAAGATGACCGCTGTTCAAAAATTAAATTTCATGGACTCTATTAGTTGATTTTTTCCAATATTCGCGTAATTATATTATGCACAAGTTGGAACACCAATTAAAAAATCTAATCCTAGAAACTGTCGAATTTAAATTAGACGGTAAAGTGGTCAAAAGGGGTCAGATTAAGGTTTTCAACACCAAACAATTTTTTATTAAATTTAAATTGGATATTGGGGGAGACTTCAAAGATTACGAGCTACCCTACCCATTCAGAGTAGATAGAGTGGATGACGGCTATATTTTCGATTACTGTCTTTCAGCGTTTATCCCGAAAACTGAGGAAATGTTCTGGAAAATGACCTGCATGGACAAATCCACGGCTTCGAAGCTCCACAACAATTATTTGTATATCACGAAGCTTTCCTCTTGACTTTCAGGAATCCGACCCTAACCTTGGGAAATGAGCCGACTCCTACTAAACTTCCCAGATACCTACACGCCGAACGAATCCCAGAAAACGATCCTCTCTAAAATTGAGGGAGCGATTGCGAAGGGAAAGAAATTTGTAATCTGTAATGCCCCAACGGGTTCAGGTAAGACATTTCTACCGAAAACGATTGCAAATTCATTAGATGGCCCATCTGATAATTTTAAATCTATTGTAGACAATTATACAATTTTCGGGGAAGAGGGGTCTGAGTTAATGGGTGATGAAAAATTTGGAGTATATGCTTTAACTATTACAAAAGCTCTCCAAGATCAATATAAAAACACATTTGATGATACTGGTATCCTGAAGGGTCAAAGTAACTACCAATGCGCTGTCGAAGACACATTGAGTGTTGATATCGCCCCTTGTATATATGTGCAGGGGTTGAAGAATGATTGCTGGAAGGCTAATAAATGTCCATATTATAACCAAAGAAACAATATGCTTAAGTCTAAGTTCGCTTCTTTGAATTATAGCATGTTCTTCTCCCTACCAGAACATTTGAAAAAGAGGAAGGTAATTGTATGCGACGAAGGTTCTGAATTGGAGGAACAGTTAGTGTCTCAATTTACGTGTGAAATCGACATACCATTCCTAATCAAGACAGATACTAGCTGTTCATCTGTTCCAGTTGAAACAACACCAACTAAGATGGTGGCGTGGTTATCTGGAGTGCAAAGAGGTGTCATCGATAATATTGTGAAGTATAAGGAATTTATGAAGAATAATAAGAAGTCTTCAGATTTACCTAAAAAGAAGGGAGAATATACTAAACTATTAAATCTTCAAAGCTCATTGGCAATTCTTATTGACACTTATTATGATTCGGAATATCTGATCGAGAAGGCTAACAAAATCGTAAAATTTATTCCTCTGAAAGTCGATAAATTGTCCAGTTTTATATTTGACAATGCCGATCATGTGGTCATTATGTCAGCCACGATCATCGATCCTGTAAACTTCTGCAAGAACCTTGGGATCACAGATTACGAGTATATTGAAGTTGATACTGGATTTGATGCAGATAAGGCTCCAATCTACATTTTAGCTAAACAACGTCTAAACTATGCAAATTTGAAATCTATGTTACCCCAACTTGCTAAACAGGTTGAAGGTATTCTAGAAGAACATAAAGGGGAGAAAGGTATAATTCATACTCACACTCAATATATTGCAGACTATATAAGAGAGAACGTAAGATCCCCTAGATTGCTCTGTAGAGAACCGGGAGTGCGTAATGAAGAACTTCTAGAGTTACATGCTGCTGACGCACGACCTACTGTGTTAGTGTCTCCTAGCATGACTTATGGGGTAGATTTAAAAGGAGATCTTGCTAAGTTTCAAATACTATTAAAAGCACCTTGGCTACCTACGAGAGAGATTAGAGTTGAAAAGATGATGAAACTCGACAAATCGTGGTATACTAATAAGATGTTATGCACTTTGGTTCAAGCTTGTGGTAGGGGTGTCAGATCCACCGAAGATGTATGTGATACATATATTCTAGATGGTTCCATTTTCGACACCATCTCCAGAAATAAATCAAAACTACCAAAGTTCTTTGTTGATAGAATCCAATAAGATGTGAGATAGAAAATCCCTAGTAGCTGCCAAGAAAACTAAAAATTTAAAAATGAAAAATACTACAAAATACTTAGACCAATTTATTTGGAATGATAAAGAATTAGATCTGGATGGTATTCCAGAGTTAAAACATATGCCAGAGTATCCTCATAGTCACATGACATACTTTGGGAATATACCTGTAAACTTCCTTGCAATTAGGAAGAAAATTCTACTTAGAAAGAACTTCTCGAAGTTCGCTAATTATATGATATCCTTGGGATTCATCCATATGGAAGTTGGTAAAGATGCTTATAAATTCGTAAACTATGATGATAAAATAGTATTGACGGGAGAGGTTTCAAATCCAAAAGAGGAAGAAACATCCAAAACTACCAAAATGGGTTTTCCCGGTTATGATGAACCTGAAGACACTGATGAATGTAATATATCGATATCGATATTTCCATCGTTGGATAATAGAAAATTTATTCACAAAGTTTTAGATAAACTATTTACATCATTTTTAACTGATATTCCAAACGATGACGTTAAGTTTTACATGATCGCGGAGAATAGACAAGGACTCTACACACAGAGAACTACATTTAAATCTATCCCAATTAAGGATGATAGATTCGATCTATTCTATGGTGAAAACTTTCCAAATGATATTCTTAGAAAGTTTGTAACAGATGAAACTGATAATCTCATGCTTCTACATGGCGATCCGGGAACTGGTAAGAGTAATCTCATTAAGCACCTCATCACCTCATCGACTAAAAAGGTTATCTATATCCCTCCATCTATGTTGTCCGTGATATCATCACCCGGTTTTATCACATTCATGATGGATAATAAGAATTCAATTCTATTAATTGAAGATGCGGAGGAGGTGTTATCGATTCAAAGAAACTCCGCAACGAACAATCTACTTGGATTAACTGATGGATTTCTTAAGGATGCCCTACAATTAAAAGTGATTGCAACCTTCAACTGTAAATTAGATGATATCGATCCTGCTCTGAAACGAAAGGGTCGTCTATATTATGAATATAAATTTGATAAGCTTACTGTCGATGAGGGTAGAAAGCTTGCGAAATTCATGGGATTGAATGATGTTGTCGTGGATGAACCTATGACAATCGCAGAGATATTCAACCCAGACGCTAATGCGAGCGATGGGGTTAATGATGAAAAATTTATGGGATTCGCTACATGATGATTAAATAATCTATGTAGTGAACAAATACTCATATTTTCGAGAACAGTTGTCGATGCTGACACAATTTACGGCAGCATTTGATGACTGCTTTTTGTATCGTTATACCAAGGATAAACAGGCCAAGGAGAAGATATCTGTTCGTTATGTAATGGGTCCGAAATCGAGAGTCCTATATGATATCATAAATCAAGCTAAAAATATCACATTACCTGTGATATCTATGGAGCAAACTAATATCAGACGAGATCCATCGAGAATACAACATAAAGATCAGAAGATCACCAGACCCAATTTAAATAATTCTAACGTTACTAAAATCCCAAGTCCAATCCCGGTATTATTGGATATTAATGTCTCAATAGTTGCGAACTATAAGGAAGATATAGACCAGATTGTATCTAACTTCATTCCGTGGTGTAATCCATATTTCATAATTGCATGGAAGGTTCCAGAAGAATTTGGGATGGATTATGTAGATGAATTAAGATCTGAAGTATCTTGGGGTGGTTCCGTGGATTTTGAAAATCCCACAAATATCGACCACACTGACAAGTATAAAATTGTCGGTAACACTACATTCACAATTAAAGGTTGGATATTTCCAGCCTTGGAAACGCCTGTAGCACCAATTTATGTTGTCAATCCAAATTTTATATCTGTCAATACCGGGGCAGATCTATCCGATTATAAGTCTCTATCTACCAATGCTACTACAGATGTAATATTTATATCTGCATATCCTGAGATTACCAACACATTTTATAATGGTCTTGCGGTTTATGATAATATGACCATTGCGGCTACTAATACAAATAATTTCACATTGTATGGTAAAAGATTTGGATTTAATAATTCGTGGTATCTATCAGGGGAGTATGTTGCACCTTTAATTCTTGAGGAAATTAATACCTTCAAGTTTCCAACTATATCTGCATATAAACTTCCAGATGACCTAATTACAGTCATAGATGATAATATTGCAACGATTTCATTGAGTTCTAATTATCTATCTGCTGGAGATTTTACTATTGTAACATCTAATAGTGCTGGATGGGTTTCTTGGGATAAAACTGCCACAGTTATATAAACATACCTACCTACCTAACTAAATAATGGTATGTCTATTGATCTTGGCGATACACCTATTGGAACACCCCCAACTTCTGGAGAGAAATCTCAGATTAGGGATATTCTTGAGGTAGCAACAGCAGCACAAGGAGTTCTAGCTGATGCAGCAGCACCCCAGACAAGCCTCAACACTGAAACCATTACACGAATCGCGGCAGATATTGTTTTACAAGACAATATAGATGATAAAGCAAACACTTCACACACCCACTTACTATCTGCTATTACAGATTTAGGACCCGTTCTAGATCTAAAAGCCCCGTTAGAAAGTCCCGCTTTTACGGGGACAGTTACCGCAGCGGATTTGTTTTATGGTGGGTTAACGACCTACGGACCTGCTGCGACTTTCCTTTACCTTGGTGGAGCTTCGGTACACCGCACCGCATTAGGACTTGGAACTCTTGCCACACAGAGTAACACGTTGAGCGGAACCAATACCGGAGACGAAGTAACGGCCACCGAAACCGTAGAAGGGATTGTCGAGTGGGCTACCCAAGGGGAAGTGGAAGCTGTCTCCAATGTCGATGCAGTAGTTCGCGCAAAACATCTACGCCTCCGCAAAGAGGGTGGTGGTATAGTTCTACTTGGAACCACAGATCCTACGAGCGGGGGAGCTAATACAGGAGTGGATTCTGTTATCGGCGGCGGCAGCAACCTCAGCAACTCAGGCAGTCACTGCTCAATTAGCGGCTTCTACAACTCCCTCAACACAGGCACCCACTGCTCAATCAGTGGCAAATACAACTACAATAACTCAGGAGACTACTGCTTAATCAGCGGCGCGAGTGATCTTGGTGGCATCAACAACTCAGGCACCCACTGCTCAATCAGTGGCTTCAACCACTACAATAACTCAGGCAACAACTGCTCAATAAGTGGTGGGTTGAACAACACCAACTCAGGCAGCTACTGCTCAATCAGTGGCCACAACAACTCCTACAACTCAGGCACTCACTGCCAAATCAGTGGAGAGGACAACACATTCAACGAAGGCGAAAACTGCATCATTGGTGGGGAAGGTAACACTAGAAGTCCAGACCCAAACACTGGAACTCACTGCATAATTGGTGGTAGGAACAACTATGGTAATGATGGTGATTACTGCTCAATCAGTGGTAGGGTCAACCACAGCAACACAGGCAACTACTGCTCAATCAGTGGCAACTTCAACCACACCAACACAGGCAACTACTGCTCAATCAGCGGTTACGGTGGCGAAGATGGCCTCAGAAACTCAGGCAGCTACTGCTCAATCAGTGGCAACAGCAACGACCTCAACTCTGGTGGCCACTGCCAAATCAGTGGTCAGGGCAACCACACCAACTCAGGCACTCACTGCTCAATCAGCGGCTTCTACAACGACAACAACTCAGGCACCCACTGCCAAATCAGTGGCCAATACAACAAAGGCAACTTCGGAACCCACTCCACCATCGGTGGATTGGTTGCAAGTGTAAGCACGAAGATCGTAACGAACGCTTCAGCGGCTCTAGCGACAGACCTAATCACTAGGACTTCTCACGGGCTAACAGCGGGGCAACCCGTTCGCTTCACCGCCCTTGACAGCGCAACTGGCTTTGATACCACCACCACTTACTACGTCATTGCGGCGGGGCTAACAGCAAACGACTTTAGTTTCGCAACAACGCCTTCTGGTGGTGCAGTCAGCATTACAGCCGACTCTGCGGGGACAGCGGTCGGGTTTATCGGCAACGCCGTCAACTACGGAAACTTCAACACGATTGCTGGTGAAGACAATGAGGGCAATAGTGGTAGCTGGTGTAACATTTCTGGCGATCAGAACTACAACAACTCAGGTAACTATTGCTCAATCAGTGGTTGGAGCAACTACAGCAACTCAGGCAAATACTGCTCAATCAGCGGCAAGAGCAACCACACCAACTCAGGCTACTACTGCCAAATCAGTGGCAAGAACAACGCCAGCAACACAGGCCACTGGTGTTCAATCAGTGGCTACTACAACTCCTACAACTCAGGCAGCTACTGCTCAATCAGTGGCAAAGGCCACTACAGCAACTCAGGCTACTACTGCTCAATCAGCGGTCAGAACAACAACAACAACTCAGGCTACTACTGCTCAATCAGTGGTCAGACCAACCAATACAACGAAGGCGAAAACTGCATCATTGGTGGGGAAGATAATACCAGAAGTGCAGACCCGAACACTGGAACGCACTCGATTATTGGTGGTAGGGACAACTACGGCAATGATGGTGATTACTGCTCAATCAGCGGCAACTTCAACCACACCAACTCAGGCAGCTACAGCATAATCAGTGGATACAACAACCACAGCAACTCAGGCCACAGCTGCCAAATCAGCGGCTACAGCAACTACAGCAACTCAGGCATTGCCTGCCAAATCAGCGGCTACAACAACTTCAGCAACTCAGGCCACTACAGCTCAATCAGCGGCTACAGCAACTACAGCAACACGGGTAACTACTGCTCAATCAGTGGCAACAGCAACGCCAGCAACTCAGGCCACTGGTGTTCAATCAGTGGCAACTACAACTACAACAACTCAGGCTACTACTGCTCAATCAGCGGTCAGAACAACAACAACAACTCAGGCTACTACTGCTCAATCAGCGGTCAGACCAACCAATACAACGAAGGCGAAAACTGCTCAATCAGTGGTGAGAACAACTCCAATGCTGCCAACCCCAACACTGGAACGCACTCGATTATTGGTGGCTTCAACAACTACGGAAACGATGGTGACTGGTGCCAAATCAGCGGCTACAGCAACCGCGACAACACAGGCAGCTATTGCTCAATCAGCGGCAGGCAGAACCACAGCAACATAGGCAACTACTGCTCAATCAGTGGCAGGGAGAACCACACCAACACAGGCAACTACTGCTCAATCAGTGGTTACGGTAGCGAAGATGGCCTCAGAAACTCAGGCAGCTACTGCTCAATCAGTGGCAACTACAACTTCCTAAACTCAGGCAGCTACTGCTCAATCAGCGGTAACAACAACAACAACAACTCTGGCACTCACTGCTCGATCAGTGGCGACGGCCACGATTATAACTCAGGCAATTACTGCACAATCAGCGGCAGGAAAGCATACGGAAACGCCCTCGACTATGCCCGTGTTCATGGCGGCAATACCAACGCCCGTCTCATTGATCTAGTCGCACAGATTAACTCTGTATCCACAACCGCAACGGAACTCCTACTTGGAGGAACAGGTGGTGACAGAATCATCATTCCCGACCAGAGCGCGTGGG